CTCCACCGATAGCCTCATCGTAACGGGAAAATCCAGTTGGAATACCAATAACATCGCACTTGTTATTTTCTAAGAAATCTACATAAGTTGCGATATCCTTTCCTATCTTTTCTGGCGTATCCCCGCCGTCATCTTCTCGTAAAAATTCCGTGACGGGATTCTCTAGGATCTGTATGATATCATTAATGGTTTCTGATCCGGTAACATCATCTACATCCTTATGAATCTTGGCGGTTAGCTTTTTGATTTTACGTGCAAATTCAAACTTTTTGACTTGCAGTGCAAAACTAAAAATATTATCTTTGTTAACTGGAAAATCAAACAAAGACTTTATGTATTTCAACTCCTGTGGAGTATTTATACTGTCGCCCAAATTCAAATGATCAGCAGCGGCTAATATAGCTGGTATATCAACCTTTTGGTCATTATTAATTACTTTCTCTATGCACTTGTAGAGAACTTGATTATTGACATGACCAAAGCTTTCGCTGTTGATAATATCAGATATAGCAACATATCCATCTATGCCATGCTGTAGTACTCCAGCCAGAACTGCACGTTCTGATCCAATATCGGTTAGTTTTGTTTCCATATATTACTTTCCTGCACACCTGCTACAGCGGTGATATTCTCCATAGACATAACGCGGATCTACCTTAAATGATCTTCCACAAACCGAACAATCTACATCCACCTTCTTAGGTGCGGGTCTATTTCGTGGTGTTCTTTCTCCATACTTTGTATCAAAGTCTTTGAATTCACCCTCGTCTACCCATTGATTCTTTTTAGCCTTCACGGGTTCTCTTCTCCGATTATTGGAACTTTCCGCCCTCTTCATTGTGAAATCAGAATCTACATCGGCGGATTCTGTAGATTCAGATGGTTTAGTGCTTTTATTTTTCTTGGTTTTCTTGACAGCCCTTTTTGGTGCCGACTTGGCGGGTGTGTCATTTTTAGTAGATGTTAGAATATTAAGCAGTGCTGTCTTTTGTTCTTCCGATAGGGAAGAGATAAATGCATCAAAGTCACTCATTGTCGTTTGCCCCTCTCAAGTAATATGTCCGCTTTTCTTTTTAGTTCATAAACTTTGCCATCAAGAGATTGCAGTCTAGCTTCTGCTACTTCCCGCATGTTTTCTAAAGATGAAGCATATGAATTGTTCTGTGAAAGAATATACTTTTTGGATTCATGCTTGGTATATTGACCAAAATCCTGACTGTGCTTGACTATTAGTTTTTCCATTTGATCATGACACCAACTCAGTGCTACCTTATTCTTATTGATTTCATCTTGAATATAGGTTGCATAACCATAAATAAGATACGCGGCATCAAATAGTTCTTGCTGAGTAAGTCTTTTAAGTTGATCAGATGATAAATCAGAGACTAATAAATATTCCTCTCTAAACGAGGAGAATTTTGTATTACTACTATTTATGTAGTCATTTATTGCTTCAATATGTTCTGCTAGTTTTTCAGACGCTTTTAATTCTTTGTCGCCACTCATCGTCGCTTTCTGTGTATTTAAGAGTTACTAATCTGATATCGTTAAGTCTGCACCACTCTATTTTATCATCATCTCTAGTTTGGCCTTTGAGAAAATCTGCTTTACTTTTGTGGAAGAATGGACAAAACTCGTAATGCTGTTGACCATGAACCTCTATGGCTAGTTTAATCGAAGGTATGTAAAAGTCAAGGTACAGTACAGATTTTCTATGAAGTTCTGTGCTTCCCGGCAGTTTTACTTCTTCAAGTATTCTATAGCTATTGAATAATTCTTTCAGTAATACTCTGGCTCTTATATGAAACTTTGATCTTTTGCGTTTGTCATCATTGAATACATCGTAGCCTGTTAAATTCCAAGTATATTCTTTTCCATTGATACCAACGACTTTCAATGTAGCTCCTTGATTTTTTGGTATATAAATTCAGCTATAGATGGTGTGGAGTTAAGATATTCCGCCACGTTATTTACGCCTTGAAACTTAAAGAACTTCTCAAGTTCTTCTGTTGAAGATCCAACGTTATTGTCGGCTATAACTTTAGCGACTATTGGATGGGAAGGTTCATCTACCGCACACTGTATAGTATACCAAGCACCGGCAGATTTAATTAGACGAAATTCACAAGCTATCTGGATGATTTCTTGTACTTCATCTACTCCGATTCCATATCGTATCCACCCTTCTGCTGTGCTATTCGGGCGACCGCCAGCATTAGAAGTTTTTATAGACCAGTTGGCGATTTGTCCAACGTGTGGACCAGTATCTTTTGGCACCTGCCACTTTCCACGATGGGTGATAACCATATTTGTACCAGCTTGATACTGCAACATATTTCCACAATCTGCCATCTTTTGAGGAGCGTATGGAGATCCTCCAGTATTTGCAATATTATGTGTGATACAAATCAACATCACCTTGTTCTTCATGAGGGTTCCGCTAATTCTCTTGAAAAACATAGATAAAAGTCTTGGTAGAGCATTTCTAACTCCTGTTCGTACTTCTCCCTCAAGCTCTACGGCTGGAACCATATTGGATAAAGAATCCGCTATAATCAGACAGCCGGGATCATTATTGATATAATACTCTATAATGTTTAGGAAGTCTTCTGCTGATAATACTCTTTCATCTGTTGACTCTATAATAAGAATGTTGTCTGCATTTAGGTTCTTGATGCCATCAAAGTTTTGTCTTGATAACCTACCCTCCGTATTGACATAAATAACACGCTTCCCCTTTTGTTGACACTTGGAGGCAAAATGTAGTGCTGTAGTGGTCTTTCCGCTCTTTGGATCTCCTGTCATAACAACAACAGAACCTTCTCTAATTCCACCGCCAAGTGCGATATCCAACGCTGGAGATACCCCAATTACATTTAGGCTATTGATATTTTCTAGAACCTCAGTTCCGCTCCTAACAACATCCCCATATTTGGAAATGATGGAACTGCTTACGCTATCTTCCGAAAACTTTGTGGGCTTTTTGGTTTTGCTCATAGATTCCTCAACTTGTTCATGGTAGTCCTTTTTGTATTATAGCTCTGCGTAGCCCTAGTTTCAACTGGTCTACTTTCAACATTTTCTTCAAGATTAACTTCGATTTTGGTTTGCTGTTTATCCAATATAGCTTGATGTTTGATAATGACTTTTTCGGCTAATGGATTTACTTTGTATCCCCTGCCATTTTGAATACCAATAACTAATAGATTATCAAAATCTTTAGATTTTATGGCATTAAGGATAGCTTCTTCGCTATATTTCTTTTTCAATTGTATGGCGGCACCGTATTGTTTCTTCCACAGCCAGTGCAATGGATCGCCCTTGGTCCAAAACTTATAAGATGGTTTGCCTAAGTTCAATTTTTCAGATCTTCGCAATACTATAAATTCTGCTACATAAGCCTCAAATGTGCAATATTCGCCAGTGTGGATGTGCTTATACTTATGTGTTTCTGACCATTCTTTTTGATACTGCTGATTAAATAGTTCTGGTCTGTTCTTTTTGGTAGTCATAAATCAATACTTCCTCAAATGAATCCGCAACTGAATCTTTGGTTTTTAGTTCTTCTATCAATTCTGGAGTAATCCACATACTTTTATAAATTGTGTCACCATATAACTTACCTATGGTTACTGTTTGCTTTGTGGTTTCTCCGATCATGCCAATTACAGACTTGATCAAGTATACACCATCGGTGTCTGATGTGTCAACCTCTATGGAGTGTGATCGGTATTGTAGGCCAACCTTCTTTACTTTCAATTTGTTGGTCTTACAAATTTCTTTAAGATCTTTCCAATCTTTTACATCTGGCAGATAGTATTCTTGATTATTGGACAATGTAGCCCTTATCCAAATCTTGTATTTATCTTTTCTATATTCTTGTAACCATTGTTCGTATGAAGTAATCATGATTGTCTCTTTTGTAAAACTAAAAGTCCTCTATCGCATCGCTCACCTTGTTTGCTATTTTTAGAAAATAGCATTGATGAAAACTGGTGTGGTACTGTGTCATAATACATTTTTATCGACATAAGATTTGGGAATGAGGGATTGGTTATGTCGTGATATACTAATATCCCATCATTATTTAACTTTGAATGGGTCAATTCTATCCATTTGTGGCAATTAAAATGATCAGCATCGGACACAATAAAATCATATGCTTTGCTGGATGAATCAAGAAAGGCTTTCTCAGATTGTACAATTAGATTAATATCCTGTAGTTTGGCTATATGCTCTGGAATTTTTCCATGCCAATCAAAAAAATTATCTACACAATCGATATCTACTTGATATTCATTGTATTTAAAAGCTTCTATCATTCTTTTTGTTAAAAAGCCACTGCCGATACCAAGCTCCAATATTGTTTTTGGCTTGTGGCTAATAATCAGACCATATATCAATTCTATATGGTTTTGATCTATAGCTATATGATTAATATCCATAGTATTCTGAGATATATTGCTTAATCACATTATATCTTGTGGTGTTGTTTATAGATGGTAGATGCAATATAAAAGAATCTTGATTAACATATCCGTTGTTGATGGTATGTACCAGTTTTGAATCATATGCATTGAGAATATTCTGAGGAACATACTCTATGTGCGAATTAATATTTAAATGATTTCTACGTATTAGTTCCATAATAGCAGCTTGTTCCCACCATCCGTGATTCTGATATTTGGGATACAAAGCATCTACAGCGGACAACATGTCCTTCATAAGCGGAACATTAGACATTAAGAATACCCCACAATTAATCCCATTCGCATCTTTACATAGGTAAAAATATTTATCCTGTTTTAGTAGAGACTCTAATTTAAAGGATTGCTTGAGAATTAAGGTGTCTGTATCTAACCATAAAATATGATCGCAATCATTTTTTTCAAATTCAGATAAAATAGCTCCAACTTTAAACCAAGAAGCTGGCCTATCAAAATTTTCAATAGTTTTGCTAACTAGCTGATAACCATTGGTGTTGCAATATTGTTCTACTATCGGCTTGTTTAACTCAGATATGTGATTTAATTTATTGTCACAGGCTGTTATTATCTTGATCATTCTTTACCTTTGTTACACAATTCTTGGCATCGCTTGGTACTCTGGTTTTTCTGCGAGCGTCGGCAATAGTCGCTGCATTTTCTGTCATTACAACAGATCCACTTTTTCTTGCAAATTGATCACCGGCGGTAAGTCTTTTTGGAGCATTAGCCTTTTGGGCTTGAGTAACGCATTTTTCTATAGACTTTGCTGGCCTATCAAGATCTGAAGCGATTTCATCAATATTTTTCCCAGACTTTACGTGTTCTTGAATATAGAACACTTCGGCCCTACTTAATGGTCCTCGTTTACTAGCCATTGATATAACTCCTCTGAGTTCTGGTCATATACAAAGAATTCTTAGTATTAAGATATTTTACATATAGATCAAATGTGGATTGAGATACAGATTTTAATTCTGTTCTATTCCAAATTTCTCGCCTTGCTTCTGGCCCGTTTGGGTCAAATGGTGTGTTATTATATGTTCTGATAAAGAACTTCTTTTGGGTCTTATTATCACCGAGATCAATAAACAATGATTTAGCAAATATCTTCGTGGTTTCTGAGTCTAGATTTCCACTTTGATTATAAATAGCTTCTGAGCTATTTTTAGATATTGTGTCGGTAGGCTTATCTATAAACTTCATTTTTCACCTGTTATAATGTATCTTTCCTTTTGGGTCTGTGTCATCTTATTGATTTCTTTTTTGGTAGCATTACCAAACTTACTAAAATTTTGATCTTGCTGAGATACTTCGCTCTTACGTTTGGATTCTATTTCAGATTTTTCATAGCTACCTAATTTGGACCAATTTTTGTCCGCTAGCTGCCCTATGGTTTTGGCGTCCTTCATAAAAGAACCTAGCCCTCCATATATTACTCTACAGAGGGCTGGTTTTCCACATTTAGGACATTCAGTGAGTGCCTCATCCTTGATAGACTGATAAACATCTTTCATTTCGTGCAGGCAGGCATCACACTTATAGTCATATAACATATTGTCCTCAAGATTCTAGTGCATATAGAACTGCACCAAGTATTCCATTTCTTTGAATATCCGAGTAATCTAACTTACAAATTCCAACGCCATTAAGATTCTTTAATCTATCTAGGCAATACGGTAATCCGTTGTCACGAAATAGATCCGTTTGTTTGGTATCGCCATTGATAATGACTTTAGAATTTTCTCCCATTCTTGTAATGAACATTTTTATCTGTTCTAGTGTACAATTCTGAGCTTCATCTAAAATCATATATGCATTATGGAACGTTGATCCTCTCATGGTTTCTAGTGGTTCAAAACGAATTCTTCTGGTGTTAAAATATAAACCAAACTTATCTCTACCAAGGAAGTATTTTAGATTCTCTTCCATTGGCTGTAGGTAGGGTTTGATCTTTTCATTTAATTCTCCCGGTAAAGATCCTATGTCTTTTCCGGTACAAACTAGTGGCCTCGTTACTATGATACTCTCAATCTTGTCTTTTTGCAAGTGTTCAGCCGCTATTCCAGCAGCAATAAACGATTTGCCAGTTCCAGATGGTCCGGTACAAAAAGTAATGTGATTATCTATTATAGATCTGATATAATCTTTTTGATTTTCAGTTTTTGCTACTAGTACATTATCTTTTGTGGCCTTGTTCTTCTTATTCTTCTTTGAATATGGGTTATTCGAATTGTTATTTTCCTGTGCTGCCAAAGCCGTTGTCTCCTCGTTGCGAGGAACCTAACGTTTCATGGACCTCCATATTTACGCGAGGAACCTCTTGGAATATAATCTGAGCGATTCTATCCCCGATATGTATCGCAACATTTTCATCAGAAGTGTTGTAAAGACATACCATTATTTCTCCTCTATAACCACTATCCACTACTCCAGCTAGAACATCTATGCCGTTTTTAACTGATAGGCCGGATCTAGGCCAAATCAGTCCAGCAAAATGCTCTGGCATTTGTAGTGATATTCCTGTGTTGACAGTCTTTCGTTGTTTTGGCGGTATGACGGTATGAATGGTTGAATATAAATCCCACCCAGCATCATTTTCATTAGCTCTAGTCGGTTTTTGAGCA